GCCATCTACACCTTCGTCCGTCCCCTCCACGCCACGAGGTAAATCCCCCTCGCCGAGAGATTTTAAGTGCGTCTGCTGTGGGTGGGCGTGTTGGTAAAAATGTGGATAATAGGGTTTAAAAGGATAATGTCTATGGATAATATAGCGATTATCCACTATGATTACACAAGCACTCATCAACTCATTTTTCAGGGTTCTACCGTTGGCGTCGCCCTGCGTTGCGTCTGCTCCTGCTGTATCGTCGTATATGACGGACGATTGGGTGGTGATTGACGAGAGATTTGGAGTGAGGAAGGATAATTATGCGATTAATAGGATGGGTCAGGTAAAAAACTTAAAGTTCAATAAAATCTTGAAGTCGTATTATTGTAAATCGATTGGGTATATGTGCGTGTCGCTGAAACGGAGTATGGATGCGAGTGGTAATTTGGTGAGACCGAATAATGGGTATGGGCGACCGCCGACAAAGGAGAAACCGAATAATGAGACTTTGATGCTGGTTCATCGGTTAGTGGCGAATGTATTCATCCCGAATAACAACCCGAACCATACCATATGCGACCATATAGACGGTAATAAGTGTAATAATGATTATCGTAATTTGAGGTGGTGCGACCAGCGTCGTAATGCGAATAATGCGAAATCGAACAAAAAGTATTGGGGTGTGAGGTGGGTGAAAAATATGGAAAAGTGGTCGGCAACCGTCCAGACAACCATCAACTACAATCCAGATGAAACATTCTCTCATTTTCTCGGGCATTTTACGGCGGAGGAGGAGGCGGCGAGGGTGGTGAAGGCATTTATGTTAGAGACATACCCGAATGAAATGGGGGGCGGTCGTCGGTTCATAGATTAGCATTCCAATTTCATAAAAAAATTGAAATGAGTTTTCGCCATTCTGCCAGACGCAACGACAGACAAGACGATACGATGACGAGCAATTTTACGGATGGGTTATTAGTTGATGTGGTTCAGTTCAAGGCGTCGCTTGAGCGGGAGATGATAAAGAAAATACGGGAGGTCGTCCCGACGGACGAGGAGATGAAACAATACACCGAAAGGTGGTTGGATGCGGTGAGAGAGCAGAGACAGGTTGGAATTGGTGGTTATCCTGAAATATATCTTGATTGGTTTGATAATGATGGTGATGGTGATGGCGAGGACAAAATCGCAACCGAAAGTGAAATGCGGTATAAGATGTTGAACTATCTGGACGAAGAGGGTGCTGATGCGATGGGAGTTATGTTCGACCAAATCAACACAGACGCCTCACCGACACTCGTCCGTGATGAATATCTCGGCAGGGTTCTTGATTACCCGTATCAAGACTGCGAGGTTGCGATTTACTCAAAGGAGATGTATAAAAAGATAAACTTGGGTAAATGTGCGTGGGGGATGTGTAGTGAGTTTCTCGTGAGGGTGGTGAATGAGTTAGTCGAGAAATGGATGTTGGGGGAGGTGAGGAAATACATCGTGAGGGGACACGCAATATAAGACTACTGCGACTGTTTAACATATATGGATTGCTGTGTATTGACGGAATGACCCATCGCGGACGCTAACGCCTGTGATTTCTCGGTGCTTTCAAGGAGCATTTCGGTTGCGAATATCGTGCGGAGCATACAGCAACCTATTTTTTTCGGTTTGAAAATCTTGTTGAGGTGGCGAGTGATGGAGTTGCCCTCGTGAAATGGGTTGCCGTTAGACATACGGAGGAACGGTATTGTTTTTCCTTTTTTTAGGTCGTTGCTGATGGTTGGTAGAGAACCAGTATTCCATTCGCGAGAGAATATGTAAAACCAGAAAATATCCATAACCTCATCGGGGATGCTGACTTCGGCAGTCCCGTAATTTTGTGCGGTTTTGTATTTGTTGAAGATGAACTTTTTATCGTCGAGGATGAGGTAATTAATTTCGGGGTCGAGGACTTCGGGTTGTTTTTGAGAGACAACCATATAAAGATAGTCGGCGTTTCTGCGGGGGATGAGTTTTACATAGAGGGTGAGGACGACGAAATGGAGAAGAAATGTGTATTGGTAGTCGTATGAAATGCCATCGCCGAGAGATTTGAGATGGTCGTAGTCTTTTTTCATTTCATCCCATTTTGAGATGACATCTTCCCATTCTAACCAGTTTTCCTCTTGTGATTTAGATTTCTTGTTTGCGACTGCTTGTTGTTCGTGAGCAATCCGCATCATTTTACGGTGGTAGAGTTTAATCATTTCGCCCTCTGGTTCGGTTGGCATCGGGTAGGTGAGTTTGAGTGCGGAGTGGATGCTGGTGTAATACACACGGCGGGTATTTGGTTTGAGGGGTTCGAGTTTTGCTTCAATTGCGTCGCTGTCAAGAAAGAATGTGAGGTCATCCACAGGTTTTCCCGAGAGATATTCAAGCACACGAAGATAAGTCAATTTCGATGAGGTTGTTAAACCATAATCGGTCATCTTTTTATCAAGTTCTTCCATAAAGGGGGTCTTGGTGTAGGGTTTTGGTGTCATAATATAATTCGATGGGACTTATATTATAGAGGAAGTTCGTTTTATACCATTATCCACGCAATTACCGTGATTTTAGGCATTACGAGGGATAAAAACACGGAAACCGAGTGTTGCGACAGAGGTATTGACGAGAGCACCGTTGGCGTCGAGGGCGTTGATGGTTAGGGTAGCGGTAGCAGGAGGTCCAACAGCAAAAGCGATTACCCCTACATATTTCGCACCTGAAAAGTTTGCCACACCCGCAGCAGAATTGTTTTGCCACGCCTCGATAATACAGGCGGCGGCAACAGGAGCGGAGGGAATATCAACGGCAGAAAGGGGGATTGCGATAGTTCCAGCGGCGAGGGTTGCTGTGCCGAGTATTTCATCAAAACGAGACGAAGAAAGACCAGCATAATTACCAGAAGTATAACTGAAAACGGGTGCGGCGGAGGTCGCTGCCTTCAAATTGAGTTGGGATGTGCCTAATGCGTTAAGAGACATTTTGTTTCGATTTTATGAATTATAGTATAACTTTGTTTTTATATATAATTTCGTTGTGATACGGAATAAAAACAAAGTAGAAAGGTATGTATAATCGAAAATAATGAACGCGGAAGGAGGAGTTTTTGGGTCAGCACAGGACAAACCGAAGTTGCGTCAAATAATAACAGAACCGATGAGTGATGCTGACTTGGAGGTGTATTTACCACAGGCGAAAATCTTTATGTTTCGCGAACTGAAAGGATACCCGACAATCCAGTCGATATTGAAGCGACCGAGAGATTATATGATTTTGTTATACGAACACACCCCTCAAAATGGTCACTGGGTGGCGGTATTGAGGTATGAAAATACGATAGAGTTTTTCTGTCCTTATGGGTCATCGCCGTATTCGCCGAACTCACCTCTCGAGTGGAACTCGCCAGAGGAGAATGCGGTGGTAGATGCGACACATAATTATCTTGAAGACCTGTTGAATAAGGCGAAGACGGACGGTTGGGATGTGATATATAACAAGATGGATTTTCAGGAGAAGCGTGATAATGTGAATACCTGCGGAGCGTTTTGCGTGTGGCGGGTGTTGTGCCTGATAGAGGACAATATGAACCTCTCGGCGTTTCAAAATGGAATGAAGGAACTCCATAAGAGGATGGGGATTTCGTATGATGAGATAGTTGCGGATGCGATAGAAATCCGTGAGTAGCGGATTTATCTTCCAGTTGTATCGGTAGTTCCACTTCCAACGGGGTATAAATTAGGTTGCTGAACTTCAACATAATCAACACCCATATACTTATTGGTCGCGTTATTACTATAACACGACATATAAATACCAACCGTGTTAGGGGTAGTTAGGGCGGCAGGAAACCCTGTTCCAGCAGTAATAGTGTATGTTCCTGTTGTTTCGCTCGTGCCGTCGGTAAGATTATACCAAGTTCCAGACACAGTAGCAGTTGATGACCCTCCATAATTCACATTAATTTCAGCACGACACCATTTCGCAGTCATATTCGTAGGGGTGATGGTTAATGTGTATTGAACCACATTATTTATAACAAATTGCCAAGCAGGGATAGTCGCACTTGCCGAAGTCATACGCCAAATAACAGTATCGGCGGTTTGATTTCCTAACGATGATGCTACATCGCTGATGCCTAACGAATATGTGGTATTTCCTGCGGGGGTCGGGGTAATCGACAAGTTTTCGTTGGTGTGAGGGACAATACCGAATGTGACCTTTGATATATTAGCATACGAAAATAAAAGGTCGGTAAGAAGTATTGTGCTGGACGGATTACCAGTTCCAGATACCATTTGAATAACACCCCTTCTATATCGAGCACCTGTAAGAATAGTTGCTTCATACGCACCTTGATAATATGATACTGAACCATTTCCACTTTCGAAAAAAGATAGTCTGTTTCCATAAAAATTGGTGGTTGTGTCAAACATATCAAAATCCTCCATCACAACATTATTACTGTTTGGAAACGAAGAAACCTCGAATGTAGTGGGGTTGTATTGAAGTTGCTGATTTTGATTACCAGTTAGACTACGGATAGGATTAACATAGAAAGCGGATGTGGTTGCTGGATTGAGGGCGACCCCTGATGCGTTGAGAACGATAGAGTTATTTGGTTGTGATGTTTGACCTGCCTGATATCCAATAGCGATACACGAAGAACCTTGTGAAGTTTGACCCGCACCTTTACCAACCGCCACCTGCGTCTGCGTCAGTTTGAGTGTATCGACGACATTAAAGTCGCCGTTTGAGGGGTTGAGACTGATTGGACCAGTAGAAATATCAGCGAGAAGCGGTTGTGTTCCAGAACCAGCAACGAAGGTAGGGTAGTATGTTGCGTTGGTGTTTGTATCGGTGATGGTAGGGTTGGTGGCGGGGGCGTTCGTCCAGAGAG